GGAAGGTCAAAACTCGGGCGTTTATTGCTGCGGATTCAAAGCGCGACTTGTCGGCGATGCCTTTTGCAGGCTTCATTCACTCGGAAGAATTGTTTAAGTGTGCTTACCCGATTGAGGATCTCACCGAGTCGCTCATTGAGGAACTTGAGGCCTTTGAAATTGATACGGTTGCATACGATCCATACAACGGACAGCAACTAGGCGAAAAGCTTAGCAAGGGCGGAGCAACAGCGGCAAGGATGGCTCAGAACCCAGCAAACTTTAACGAAGCCATTCGAGATTTCATTCAATTGATGCGAGACGGTAGGCTTGTTTTTCAAGAGTCAAAATTGCTTCGATGGTGCGCGAATAATGCGATGATATCGAAAGACCGGCAAGATAGATGGATGTTTGACAAGGCTAAATCGAAAGACAAGATTGACCCAATTGTGGCGGCGGTTATGGCATACAGGATTGCAAGTTTGCAACCTGAGAAACCATCTGGTAAACTTTACGTCAAGTAGGAGCAACAGGGATGAGCTTAGTTAGCGTGTTTGCTAGATGGATGGGCATTGACGACGACTTTTTTTCAAGCGGTCGCAAGGTCGGTTTGCGCGATGCACTTGGAGTCCCTCCTGCGTGGTATGCTCACAACAAGCTTACAGGTGACTTCGGGCGGTTGCCGATTGACGTTAAGCGAAAGGTCGGCGAAGGATCGATCAACGATATCAAGCATGACGGCTACTACCTTTTGCGAGAGCAACCGAACAAGATTCAGGCTCCAACGACGTTCAAAGAACAGATCCTTAGTCATGCGTTGATGAAGGGCAACGGTCGAGCAGCTATCATCCGAACGAGCCGCGGTATTTCCGAGCTTATCCCGATGATGCCGGATTCGACTTGGACGATCATCTACGAGGGCGAAAAGTATCATATTACCAAGCCGGAAAACCAGAGCAAAAGGGATCTTTTCGACACGTTTGATACTGACGAAAACGGATACTTGATCTTCCACGATAGCGACGTTTTGCATTTGACCGGGTTTAGTTGGGATGGCGTCGAAGGTCTTGGATTGCTTGACATCGCCAACGCAACATTTGCGACGGGTTACGAGGAAACGAGGTTTAAGCTTAACCAACTACGTCAAGGATTTCGCGGCAAGTTGTTTCTTGAGGCACCTCCGGCAGCATTCCGCAAAGCAGAGGATGCTAAAGAGTTCATCGACGACTTCAATAAGATCGAAGCGGGCTCGGAGAATTCAGCCAAAGCTGGCTTATTGCGTGAAGGCATCAAGGCTAACGCTGTCTCGATGAACAACAATGACGCACAGTTTGCAGCATTGCAAAAGCTTACACGGCAAGAGGTGGGAATGCTCTTTGGGCTCGAAGGGATGCCAGGTGATGGCGATTCGGTCAGCTACAACAGCCTTGAGCAAAAGCAGCTTGCCTACCTTCAATGTCTCGATCATTGGTTGGTCAAGTTCGAGGAGCAATGCGACATCAAACTACGCACTCCAAGAGAGCGACGATCGGGCGAAGTGTATTTCAAATTCAATGCGGCGGCTCTTTACCGTACCGACTTGCGAACGACGATGGAGAGCTTCAGCAAGGCCATTGCATCGCGGATCATGAATCCAAACGAATGCCGGGCCAAACTTGATCTTAATCCATATGAAGGCGGCGATGAGTTTATCAACCCGGCGATCAGTACTCCAGCGGGCAAACAGTCCGAAGATGAGGTCAAAGACAGCCTAGAGGATCAGCAAGAGGACGAGCAAGAGGATTCGCAAGATTCTCGGAATGATCGAGCCGTTGAACAAATGCTTCGCGATCTGATTAAGACCGAAGGGAACAACGCCATCAACGCATCGAAAAAGGCTCAATTCGTCGCTTGGATCGGAAAGAACTATCCGCGATGGCAAAACAAGCTTGCCGACAAGATCGAAGCAATCGGGCTTGATCGAGATTTGGCAAGGATCCACTGCGAAAAATCGACCGAAATACTCGCAGCATTGGCCGTAAAACATGGTGGAAATAGCCTACAAAAGGCTGTCGAAACTGAGGTTAAATCGTGGGAAAACAGGGTTTTTGACCTGAAAGGGGCTCAAAAATGATCGAAGTACGCGCGGAAACGAACGAAATCCTTTTAAGTGGCATCGTCGGCGATGGTTGGGACGAAAACCCGATCACGCAAAAGGGCGTGGCTGAGGCTCTTAAATCGTTCGGGTCAAGCCCGGTTACAGTTCACATCAACAGCCCAGGCGGTTTTGCCGATGAGGGCATCGCGATCTATAACACGCTCAAAAAGCATTCTGGTGAAGTAACGACGGTCAACGATAGCCTTGCAGCGTCGGCGGCTAGCGTGATTTTCCTTGCTGGTCAGAATCGATTGATGGCTGACGGGTCGCGAGTCATGATCCACAGGGCGATGTCATTTGCGATGGGCAATCAAGACGACTTCGCAAAAGCGATCGCTGCGTTGAAAGCTTACGATGCTTCGCTCGTTGATATCTACTCGAAATACATGGCCGAAGAAGCTTCCAAGATCGAGCAACTAATGTCCGCCGAGACTTGGTACAATGTTGACGAGGCTATAGCGTCAGGATTGGCCACAGGTCGCGTCGAAAACGGCAAGAGGTACAAGAAGCCAAAGAACGCTTTCGACTCGGCGGCGGCGTTGCTAGCTCGCCAGAAGATGGCTCAGTACGCTCGACACTTGACAAGCAACAAGCGATAGCGTAAAGTGATTTCCGGCTGGCCAGAAGTGCCAACCACTCTGCAACTAATTAGCGGCAGTGACACACGGTTCAAAACGATTCAGTTTCCCGTGGCAGTCATGCCGCTATCTTGGTTTTTAGACTGCCACACAACCCACAAGGGCAGTCAGAATGAAGAGCGCAAAAGCGTTAGGCGAAGAAATCCAAGCCTTGCAAGCCAAGGTTCAAGCAATCCAAGCGGTCGCAACTCAAGAGGGTCGCGAATTGCTCGAAGAAGAGCAAACCGAGATCGATTCGATCCTCGGAACTGAGGGCAAAGCCGGTCAGATCGAAAACCTCTCGAAGCAGCGAGAGCGAGCGATCAAGATCGAGCAAGCGGTCAGCAACACGGTTCGCCAAGTGGTTGACACTCAACCTTCGGAAGTCGGCAATTTTAAGATCCCGGCAAAAGCCAAAGCGGTTCGACAGCTCAAAGCTTTTAAGGGGCCTGATGCCGAGCGTGACGCTTATGCTTCGGGTCAATTCATCAACGCGGTTCTTGGAAGCGACAAGTCGAAGCAATGGTGTCGCGATCATGGCGTTCTCAACGCAATGGGCGAAAACAACGATCTCAACGGCGGTTCTTTAGTGCCTGTCCAGTTTGAGAACAGCGTTATCAGCTTGCTCGAAGAATACGGCGTGTTTGCTCGGTACGCTCGCAATTACCCGATGACTTCCGACAGCGCAACCTTGCCTCGTCGCGTCGGTGGTTTGACCGCTTATGCAGTCGGTGAAAATGCCGAGATCACGAGCTCGGATGCCAGCGTCAATCAAGTAAATTTGACGGCTCGCAAGTTCGCTACGCTGACCAAGGTATCGAGCGAGCTTTCCGAAGATGCTGCAATCGCATTGGCCGACATGCTCGCAACCGAGATTGCTTACGCCCATGCGGTCAAGCAAGACTCTTGCGGATTCCTTGGTGATGGCTTGCCGACTTATGGCAGCATCGTAGGACTTGCAAACGTGCTTGCTGCAGGTTCGGTTTCTACCGCTGCGGCTGGTCAAAACACGGCTGCAGGATTGACGATTGCAGTCTTCCAAGATGCTGTTAGCAAGTTGCCTCAGTACCCTGGAATCCGTCCGGTTTGGTTCTGCCATTCGGCGGTCTACTGGAATGTTTTGGCTCGTTTGCAATTTGCTGCCGGTGGGAACACCGTGATGGATCTTGCAGGGGCCCCAATGCAACAATTTATGGGCTTCCCAGTGGTCTTTTCTCAGACGTTGCCAAGTTCCATTAGCGGCTCGACCAAGTTTGCCTACTTCGGCGATCTCGGTTTGGCTTGCACGATGGGCATGCGTCGAAGCTTGACCATCAAGTCCGATGCGTCGCGATATGTTGACTTCGACCAAATCGGAGTGTTCAGCAACATTCGATATGACATCAACATCCATGAGATCGGAACGGCTAGCGTTGCTGGGCCGATCGTTCAACTCAAGGCCGCTGCCTAATTCACAACCAATAAAAGAAAGTAGGTGATACATGAACGCACTTCAACACACTAAATGGGTAGCTGCTATCAAGCCAGGTGCATTGCTTGACAATGCAACCGCAACGGCTACCGTCGTTGATGCTCGCAATTGGGACTTCGTTACGATCGCTGTGACGCTCGGAGCAACTGACATTGCGATGAGTGCATTGAAGGTTCAAGCTTCCGACGCGTCAGGTGGGACATACGCTGACATTACCGGAGCGACATTCGACGGCGGGTCAGGTCTTGGCGGTGCTACCTTGGCACTCCCAAGTGCAACCGATGATGGCCAGGTCTGCTTGTTCCACATCGACATGCGAGGGAAGAATCCATTCCTCAAGGTCGTTGCAACCTTTGGCGATGGCACTTCCGGCGGTTACATCTCGGCTGTTGCTTGCCTGAGTCGAGGTAAGATTCCGCCGAGCGTTTCTTCGGATGTTGCAGACGGTGACGTTTGCATTGTGGTCTAGTCTATGGACTTGATCCTTTTGAAAGATTGGAATGGCCTGCCAGTCGGTTTTCGGCTGGTAGGCGTTCAAGCCGGTCAAGCGGAAATAATGATCCAGCGAGGTTTCGCAAGTGCGATTGATAGCGGAAGTAGTGACAAAGCCAACAGCCGAGCCGGTGACGCTCAGCGAGGCGAAAAAACAACTCGAAATCGCAACAAGCGACACTAGCCACGATATGCACCTTTCAGCATTGATCGGAGCGGCTCGGGAGCAGTGGGAGCACGATACCGACAGC